CGCTATCTTCTTTTTAACAAGCTCAAACAACTCTTCGCCGGTTACAGCCCTACCGTCTATTCCAAATACGTAGTCAGGAACATCATCATCAGGATTATTAGATATAGGTTCGGCAACTTTCAATACCGCCTGTTTTGGTGTAATATCCAATGGCTTGGCATCGGGGATAGATTCTACCTCTGTCTCGTCTAGGAAACCAAGACCAACGATGCCAAGCGTTGCGCGGCGTATAGCTTTGGTCTCTGATTTCAGATAAGCATTTACCAAAGCGTCGCCCTTGAGACCAGCTATAGATGCTCCACCAGTAGCTATATGAGTACGCCCAGTACTATCCTTCACATACACAGTCGTGAGAACAATACCCTCTTTCTCGCGCTCCTTGGATTCAGTAATGCTCACTCCATGGATCTTCCTAAGCTGATCAGTAGCATCCTTCTTAGCGTACAATGTGAGCTTACCATTGAGAGTTATATACTCGAATGGTTTTGTAAGAGGATTTAGCCCCAAAGAGTCACATAGATTCTTATAGTAGTCTAGTCTCTGTTCCACAGTGAGCGAACTAAGATTACCTGATACCAATACTTGCTCCAGGGCATCGTTATTCTTTTTGATAGCTAAGTCATTCATATTATTACTCATTTAGGTACTTATGTATATAAGGTAGCGCATGAGTATCCACTTGTCAATAGCTAATGTACGAAAAGTAGATAGGGAACTTGTAAGCAATCCTTACATCTTCAATCTATTGAACAAATTTGTTCAGTGTGTTGTGCTTAAATATGGGAAATAGGTAGTTTACTCGCTCTTAGGTTATACCTGATTATATGGCCATATACTAAGTATCAATGTATACGAGTGAAGATTATCCTTTACAAGCCTTAATTTCTACATTATGGTGAATGTTAATCAAATGCCGGTTTATAACGGTATAATATAGATCAATGATAGGCGTGGGGTATATGGCCAGTAGTATAATAGGTTACGCAAGAATATCAACAGGAGATCAAACATTAGATCTTCAGCTCGATGCCCTTAAGGCTGCTGGATGCACTAAGATATACCAAGACCAGGCAAGTGGAGTAAAAGAAAATAGGCCAGGGCTAGAGGAGGCACTAAAATATATAAGGGAAGGTGATACATTGGTCGTCTGGAAGCTCGATAGGATGGGCAGAAGCGTAAAACACTTGATTGAATTAATAAATAGGTTTTCTAACGATGGGATCCATTTTAAGAGCATTACTGAGTCTCTTGATACTAGCACCTCTATGGGTAAGCTCGTTTATACTATCATGGCATCAGTTGCAGCATTTGAGTATGACATCATCTGCGAAAGAACCCGTGCTGGTCTTCTGGCAGCCAGAGCGCGTGGACGCTCAGGAGGCAGAAGAGAAATCCTAAAGCCTGAGGACGTACCAGCCTTTAAAGCTATGTTCCTCGATCGTAGCATAACAATCAAGAAGATTGGTAAATATTTTAAAATGAAGGAAGCCTGCGTCTACCTAACTGCCAAAAGATTGGGGGTTGCATCCTCCCAACGCAAATTACCTAGTTCTTCGACAGTAATCGACCTTGAAACGACTTCTTTCTCTCTTCCTCTAAATACTTGTCAATCAACATCAATATAAATCTGGATACACTTCTGTAATCCCGCTTCGCTACTTTGTGGATTTCTTCCAGTTTGTGACGTTCTACTCTGCAAGACAATACTGTCTTCGTAGAATCAGGACCTGTACTTATGTCCCTCTCCATAATTCCTCTCTATATTGATAATTGTGATTGCAAAAGCTGTACAATCATGCAATCTGTAGTATACAATCACCTATAACTAGATGAATTGCAACCGAAAAGGAGATTTGTATGTCAAGTAAACACAGACGTGAAATATTGCCCTTCCTGGCCCACACATCCGACAGTTCTAAGCTGCTTTCGAAGCTTGTTATAGTACTTTTCATAGCTCTCCAGATGGTTGTTGGATTCATGTTCTCGAATTTCTATAATGATTTCAAGGGATTAGAAGCACAAGTTGATACTTTGGATCACAATGTGGAGGAGTTGATGATAGAACTTAAATTATTAATGAATCCCAGAGAGATGCCAGCTGCATGGGAGACATTATGATTACATTACTTTCTGCTTTGATAGGTTTTCTTGTAAATCATGTCTCAAGTATAACTTCCTATTTTCAAGATAAATCTGATAAAGCTCAAGAGCTTGCGATAATGTCTATGCAGATTGAATTTGCTAAACTCAATCTACAAGCACAATTGCAAGAAGTGAGCATTCAGGCCGATTCGGAACAGATGAAAACTCTCTATACAACCTACACTACTGGCTATAAGAAAATCGATGAACTTAATGGATCAGTACGTCCTGTGATAACTTATGGAATGTTTCTGTTGTATTTCTTAGTAAAAATTCCATCTATAGTGTTGGCTTTCCACGATATTTGGCATGGGTTGGAATTCTCTGAACATGTAATGTACGGTCTTTGGTCCGAGAATGATTCAGCTATCTTTGCAGGAATACTAGGATTTTACTTCGGAAGCAGACATATGATGAAAATGAGATGATTATCCCCCCTCCTCCACAGCAAGCTTATGATTTAATTAAACAATTCGAAGGCCTCCGCTTGCAAAGATACTTCGATGTGGATGGTTATGGAACAATAGGTTACGGTCATCTATGCCATCCTAATGATGGTCTAATCAACATTAGCAAAGAAACTGCTGAGAATTTGTTGGAGCAAGATGTAATGTCGGCAGCTTGCTCTGTGATAAGACTAACTGATGTCTATCTCAATGATGATCAATACTCCGCGCTAATCGATTTTGTTTATAATCTAGGACCCGGAAGTTATCAGCGGTCAACTCTACGACAAAAAATAAATCGTAAACAATTCAAAGATATATATGATGAATTTCGTAAATGGGTTTATGGTAATGGTAAGATAATACCTGGACTTCTGACACGCCGTAAAACCGAAGCCTATATGTTCGTAAGAGATTACATGGGCTGATTCAAACCGAGATAATTAGAAATCCTACGTTCTTTAGGCGCAGAAGATTGTCTTTTAAGCTTCATCAAGGGGCGATCTTTGCTGATCTTAACATGCTGTTTCACCGATCTTGTTTTTTTTGGTTTGTCTGTCAATTGTTGTTCAACTCCGTATCACCAAGCTTCTTAGGACCGCGCTTATTCTTTGTATATGGAGTGGTCATGAAGGTTCGGATCTTTGATAGGGATTTATTCCTATTGGGTGATAACTGGGATGAAGTCACCTTTAGATGGGATCGACCCGAACCTACATCAGCATCAACGCCGATACCTACAGAATAATCGGCCGATTTACCGGCCTTGCGAGGGAGCTTGGGAGGGATTTCACTATCTTCCTGTAGCACCTTGCGTTGATTCGTTGCTCTACGCTCTATGGGCTTGTTTGAACGTTTACCCAGCTTGTCCCTTTCTAAGTCAGCTGCTACTTTCGAGCGCTTGCTTGGAACAATCGTTCTCATCAATAATATCCACAGAGTTTGTATTGATCTTTATATACATTTTTGCTGTTATGATAAGGGGCACCTGGAACTGGAACCATCATGTCTTCTGGATAATATGGTTCACCTTCTGCTGTAGGTGCAAACTCTCTTCTTTTAATGGCATCTATCTCACGAAGAACACCTTGACGATGCTTCATTTCCAGTCTTTCTTCTTCATGCGCCATGTACGATTCTTTTGATCTCATGATCTACCTCTCGAATAGGGATGCTAATTTTTCCATTGTCTTGTTGAGGACTGCTCTGTGCTTTTGTTCTAAATAATTTGCATAAGAAGGCTTACGTTTTTCTAGTTGTTTCTGAGCAAATTCAGCAGATTCACTAGTAACTGATGCATCTTCTTTTGTTTTAGGAGGACGACCCATTCTTTTACCATTAGCAGTTAGATTCATGCTATTTGCTCCTGGGACCGCTTCTTCTTGGCAAGGATTTCAATGTAGCAGCAAGATCAGCCCGTTTCCTGAGTGTTGGATTCTTACTAGACTCAGCTTTCTTGAGCTTCTTTTCTGGAATATTGTGACCTTCCTTCACATGTAATTCTTTGCGAAGTGCTCCAGGTTTCTTTATTGCCTTCTGAATCCATTTCTCAGTCATTTTTTCTTCCTTGATGCTTCACGTTTGACGCTATAAGCAATAGCCACAGCTTGTTTCTGTGGCTTTCCTGCTTCTATCTCACGCTTTATATTCTCAGAAAAAGCTTTCTTACTTTTGCTTTTAACTAGAGGCATGGCCTAGTATTCCATTTCTGATTCATATTTAGGACGAGCATATTTAGCAACGTTTTCCATTGCAGAAGTTTTAGCACCTGTGCGTAGTACTTCATCTTGGCTCAAATCATGAATAGCACTAAAACGATTACGTAATGGTGTCAATGGTTCATCCCAAGGCTCACCAGCGTCATAGCTAGGAATACCAAGATCAGTGGTACCTAAACCAGCATGATGACCGCCCTGATGACCATAGGCGTCCATTCTGTGTTTACGATGTTCATGCATACGATGCATTTTTTTTTCTTCCTTTGCCATTTTTCTCTCCATTTTTAAAGTGTTATAGGCATTTCTTTATGTAATTATATAACTGTGAAAATTCAATATCAAATTTATTCGCACGTTACATGTTCGATTGTTTAAATATATTCTGTTACTATCACTAGACCTCCAGAACCTGCACCACCTGCTCTTCCGCCAGCACCTGCATCTGCTCCTCCGCTCCCGCCAGCACCATATGATCCAGCACTAGGAGCAGTTCCAGTTGCTTGCGGGAGCGGAGG